TGGTTAGCCCTTACGGGCAACCACGCTTGTCGTTGTAATTCCCTAATTTCACAGACGAAACGGTTTATCCTAGATAAACTAGCACATTCGTCGCATACATGCTCATACGGCACAATGTACACTTGAGAATCCTCGGTTCTTAATTTTTCCTTTGTCTTCAACTCCCACCCCTGGACGAGCGTCTCGAGGATATTCTCTGGAGGTGGTTTTCTTCTCTTAAGTGCAACGCGTAACGAAACCGTGCACTTCTCTGTGACTTTAGGTCGAATATGTTTTCTAGGAACATATCCTGCGTCACGGAGCCTATTGACCCTAGCGTCTATGAGAGCAATCTCTTCCTCGCGAGATAAATCGTAGTTTATAGGCTTAACTACTACGGGGAAGGGGTTGGTGGATTCGGTACCACTGGTTGGTACAGAGCATAATGCCCGTCGGATCTCCTTGCATCTCACAAGTGCGTTAAACTTGCGAAAGCATAAGGGACTTTGTATCTTGTTGCTGGACTTCGCCAACAGGTTTTTGTGCCTCCTCACAAGATATATAAATCCTTCGGGGGATATCGACGATTGGTCGGCAAAACCAATCACATCCTCCACATCACGCCCCATAAACAGGGCTCCACAATTAATTTTCTTTTGTTGCATACCGTTAACGAACAGGGTAGAGTTTATTTCACCCTTCTCGGTATGAACCATTGTTTTCTCTTTATTCAGAATTAAACCCACACGTTCGCCGTGGTCTATAATTCCCTGCAACAGCCCCGGGACTGACAAATCCCGGATCAACAAGTCATCGCCGTTGATGAGACAACGATGTGAGCGCCACTCCTCGGCACTTAGCTTCCCTTCGATCAGGAGATCGTTGTGGGCTAGGTCGACAACCGTCTTATTTATAAGACAAAGTAACGGGAAGCTCATCAAACTTCCCATTGGCTGACCCCTGGTCACCTGCTTTCCGTCAATACGCAAGTAACCGAGTACACGAAGTGCTGCCACCTCGTCCTCATTTAACCCTTCTCCTTTGTCGATTAATACCTCGATGGCGGCACGCACATATACGGATTTAATCATGTCAGTAGCGGATGAATAGTCCACACTGATATATGCGCCGCCATTTAACGAGGAGACTAACTCATGGGTCGGGCTACCCACAAGAAGCCATCCCTTCTTTTTGAGGCTGCAATAAAGGGAGCGATGAAGGGGGTGGAGAATCTGATTGTTTCTTTCCGAAAAAAGCGTAACAATCCTGGGTTTCCCCGCGGAGACAATAGATTGGACCTCGCAGTCCTCACTAAACTCTCCCGGAATCCACGTCCCCCCCTCTCGCCTCGTCGTTCCCATGCAAGCGTGCCCGTTCGGGATGTACGGGTACTTTCCTCTGTTCCAACCACAGTCGACATTTCTGCCAAACTGGGCTGCGAATTTGGACAGGTGGTCTTCATCCACCTCGATGTCCTGGAACCTTTCTTCTTTCCATTTGTTTACTTTCGCCTGACCAGTGGCATTTTCACACCACTGGCAAAAACTATTTTCAAGCTTTTGGGTCGTTTTGACCGAAAGTTCCTCTACTTCGCTAAGTTTATCGAAGCAGGACCGGATAGCGGAACGAAGATGACCGCATTCAATCCGGGAAGGGAGAGCACGAGCCCTCTTCAACCTGAGTTCTTTTGACAAGAAGCGCAAACAGGTCCGCGCCTTCCCCCT